AAGGAATAGGTTCTCGCTGTCTACTTGGTATCGATCAGAAGGTAGCTGTGCTCTAAACTTACATCCGGACTTTGTAACAAGCTTAGACGACGCAATCCCCTTGCTCCTAGAGTAAGAATAAAAGGCAAGGGTGAAGTGCCCATCGGGAAGCTTAGAGAGCTCCTTAGCCCATTGCATAGCCTGAATACCTGTTATCGTTTCCATGCATCAAAGGTAATCGCGACGAAAGGGGGCAGAAAGGACAGCAAAGGGGCGGAAATGGGGCGCAGGGAGCCTTTTGTCATATTTCCGGACTTTTGAAAAAAAATGCAACCCAACCTCTCTACTCAGCGTGGCGTGATAAATACTACCTTTTGTCAAAAGTCTATTTTATCTTTGAAGTCATACAACACCTGATTTACAGTTTTATAAATATGTTTTCAATGTCAAAACATACAATTATTATAGGGTGAAACAACTATTATTATATCTCCCAGGAATATTTATAGCATCATATTGTCGGGCAAATCATCCGGCATTGTGCTGTATTCGCTTGGCATACGTTCATAGTAAAGACCATGAAGCAGGTAAATAAGTGCCGACGGGAGCTGTGTTGTTAGTCCGGCCTGGTACTTGATTGGTACTTTCTTCTCGCTTGTTTTATCCAGCTCGATACGACCGTCGGTTTTCTTGCGAGGCGATAGCATAATCGAACTGCATAAGTTCGGGCACTCGTTTTCGTCTACCAGCACGCGCGGGAATGAATTGGATTGCTCACCGAAAATAAGCAGTAACAGTTTAAACTGCATCCAGTAGTAAATTGTACTCTGCCCTTCATTCATTAGTTCAACAGAGAAACCGTAACTTTCTAGTTCTCTTTTCAATAGGCGGGCATCGGTCGTTATCTGATCATAATCTTCTTTCTTTTTGTTACCGGCGCGATCGTAGTACAGACGAATGCGTTTGTTTTTGGCATCTGAGCCGAAAAACTCATGGATGGCGGCTGCAAGTTCCGGTTGTTGGGAAGGATAGTAGCAGGTGAACTCTTTTAGGATGCGAAGTTCTGTGCCTTGCTTTCGTTCCTGGGCGGCTACCACGCTGGAGAAGTGCCCAGGGTCATAACCTAGCAGGATTTCTTCACGCGGATCGTAGTACTTCAAGTAGAAGGCAGTCAGGCGAAAATGTTCTTTCAAGTCCAGACGCATGATACTGGCGTATTTATAACTGTCGGTGAACTGGTGGCGACGGGGAACATAGTTGGCGAAGAAACGGTCTACCACTGCCTTTTTACGAATGGCACAGATGGCGGTCAGAAACTCGTCAATGTCGAGACTTTCCAACTGGGTTTTGAAAAATTTAGGGCCCAGAATATCCTTATTCACAAAGGAACTAGCGCGGATGTAGTAGGTTGCATATCGGCGCATGTCGGCCAGCCTGGGTTTCCAGAGGGCGATAGTACGCTTTTGTTTTTCGATATCCAGCCGGAGCTTTTCCAATAATACCGGATTCTTTTCTTCGCGCGAAAGGGCATCGGCACGATACATGGCAGCCAGTGCCTGGTTGATGTGCAGGGAGACAGTGACAATCTCTTCTATCAGGTCGGTATTGACATTATGCTCATATTCCTCGAACCAGTTATCTTCTCCCAGGTCTACACGGGCTGTATCAGATACGCCGGTAATCCCCTGATAATATTGACTGGCACGTATCTCGGCACTCGATCCACGAAGGGAAGGAAACAGACGGCTTTTTAGTTTTTCACCCTTTTGGTGTTTCATCTCTTCGATGAAGGCATGGACGCCGGAACGTCCGGCTACGGACTCCGGTTGATCGCTCGATACGAGTTGCAGGTGGAAGCCGTTACGGAACAGGATGCTGTGTTTCGGGAAAGCGATAGGGTAACGCGGACGACGGAAGTGGGTAGGGATTTTGCTTTCACCTACTATGTAGTCGATACCATATTCCAGCATGGTACGTCGTCCTCCCATGATAGGGCGGCTGAAATATGCCTGTATGTTCGGCCAGATATTGGTAAACAGGGCGGTATAGGTTTTGTGCACCAGGAAAGCTAGTTCGCCCGGCATTTCGTTGGCTACCTTTATGATACGCGGGCCAAATACACCTTCCGTCTTTCCTCCGGCGCGGGCCACTTCAGTGATCTGTGTATTAGCATCTACTACGTTGGCACGGATCTGCATCAGGTTCATGTAGTAGTCTTCAAAGCGATTGGTTAGAAAAGCGTTATTCTCCATCTTCAGGTATCTCCTCTATTATTTCGGCATCTACTATATTAGCATCGCGCAAGAGCCGTTGTTTCTCTTCTTTTTCTACAGGTAAGCTGTCTATCAGATTGATGTAAAAACCGTTATTATTCTTTTGCGCGATCTCTTTTAAGTTACGCTTGGTAAAGCCGAGCAGTTCGGCAGTTACTTCGTTAGAAATCAGGAACACTGGAGCCCAAGCGTTTTCTTTATCGGCAGCTTCAGAAGCACGCAGACGGCATTCATGGGCAGCATCCAAACACGACTTAGCTGTTTTATATTCATCTGCAGCAATAGCTAGCTTCGCAAGATCCTCATATTTATTTGCATAGTCGGTTTCCCAGACTTTAGTGGCAACATTGTTGTCCACGTTGAAATAAGATATTGCCGAATAAAATCGAGCTTTACATGTTCTGATATCGACATCCTTTTCCTGCAGAGCCATAATACGAGTACGAAGTAAACGAGCTGCTCTTGATATATTCCGCTCGTACTCGTAAATTTCAGCAGCCCATTGCATTTGCTTAAGAAACAACTGAATTTCTTCAGGGATTCCCTTGCACTCTCCTGTTTGCAAAAAATGATGAACGATATCAGGATGAAGCTTCTCTATGGTTTCAAGGTAATTCATATACCAAACAATTGTTTTTTCAAATCCTTAATTCGTCTTTCTTTGGAACGCTCTGCTAATGCTGAAATTGAGTCAACATCTCCTTTTTCTGCCTGTTTGGCTAGCTCAGCATCAATATTCCATGATCCTATTGCTAACCCATTCTGATAGGCCATGTAATACGGATCGTCCGGTATGGCCAAACGAACAATCAAATTCGTTTTTTCTTTACCAGTAAGATTCAATAAGGCCGCAATGCGCTCCGGGCTGTACCCAAGCGCACCAAAAGACCTTATTTGAGCGGTGTAATCATCCATTATTCAGCAATTTTGCAGTCAATTCAACAGACAATGTTTCACCATCACGTACAAGTTGCACCGGCTGATTCTTGAACAATGTTTTAAATCGGTGTACCGTAGCGTCTGCATATCGGGGATCAATCTCCATTGCGTAACAAATCCGGTCTACTTGCTGACAGGCCATGATAGTTGATCCGGATCCACTGAAGAAGTCAATAACAATTGCTCCCGGC